GATGTAACATCAATCGGAGCGGTATCCAACAGAGTCCTTACGGTGGTCCTAAAGAAGTTAAAGAGTTCTCCGGCTTCCGAAAGCACCACAGAGTCCTCATAGATGAATCCTAGGCGGTTCTTAAAGAAGACAAAGTTGTTAAGCTTCTTGCCGACAAAGGATGGAAATGGGTTGGTCTCGTCGTCACCTGACTTACGCTTGGCCCAGCCGGTTTTGTTAACTGTAAAGGTGTTCGGTCCGGTGTTAACAATCTGAAGAGGAAGGGTGTCGGGGTCGAGAGCGATGTCGAGGTCTGGTCCTACGTCTTCTACCCAGCCTCCTTCACCAAAGGATTGACCGTCGTTAGTCTCAAAGCGGAGATAGTAGTCGTCCTCGCTAGCGTCAGCAGAGCCACGCACGGCAACCCGGAAACCATCAGGTCCACGCACAGGGAGATCCGAAAGAGCATCGACTTCCTTGTGGACAAGCCCTAGGCCGGAACCAGCAAGACCATCGAATGCTTCAAGGAAGAAGTCTTGGCCGTCGTTGCGGTTGATGAGGACAGCGCCATCTTTGTTCTTTGAGGTGTAAGCGGCGGCTACAGGGAAAGGTCCAGTAGGATGTTCCGGTTGTTGTTCATCAATAACAGTATTATCATCGGCTTCGCCTCCATTTAGGACGGTAGTAAGTCTTTGGGCGATGTTAACTGTATCGGCTGCTTGGTCGTTGTGTGATGCCTTATGAGTGACAACAAATACTTCATCATACGCAGGGGACGCGTCAACCGTGGGGCTAAATGACTGTGTGCCTTTGTATGTTATAGTGCGACCGGAATGGAGGAGTTGAATATTAGTAACAACACCAGAGGAGGCTACGGTTATGTTAAACTCAGGACGAACGTCCCAATCCACACCTGTAGGAAACTCTAAGGTAGGCTCATCATCCTCTTCGTATCCGGTGCCACCACTGATTATTGATATTGATTCAATCTCGTAGTAGTAAGAGTCAAACTGGTTACCGATCTGGCTCTCTTTCCAGACTACATTGAAACGCGCACCGCCTCCGCTAAAGGTTCCTTTGTTACGGAACTTAAGACCATACTTCTTAGCGTAGTCTCCTTGTTTAACAAACACTAAGGCACGGGACGAATCAAGCGCCTCGGACTTCTCGGTTGTCTTAGCGACAGTAACATCAGTGTTAAGAAGGAACGTGCTGTCGCCTATGGTAAGAGCTTTGAGTTGTTCGTGGGACTTGTTAGCTGTTGCTAGTTTAAGATACTCACCACTGACTTGGTAACCACCAGTGGCTCCTTCAACAGATGCCTCGGCTCCGGTCTCTAGGTTAAACACCCTGATAACACCTGAGCCGTCACCTGTGGTCCGATGCTCAATAGTAACAACATACCTTTCCGTCTCACTCCGGTTGATGAAGTGCAGGAAGTCACCCTCAAGAGCTACAGCCCCTAGGTTGTCTATGAGCCGTGCCGGAGGACGCTTAGTGAGTCCTTTGGTGACTGTGGAAAGACCGTTGATCTGCTCCTCACATTGACCAGCTAGTCGCACCGTTGGTGACTGTTGGCTGACCCCTTGGATGAGGTTGGGAACGGTAGTTGTTATGTTAGCCATCGTTTAAGCAAGGTCAGTGCGGCGATTGATGCCGATGCGTGTAGCAGTGTCGTAGTTGTCGAAGATGGTTCGATCAGAGTTGTTACCTTCAGCTTCTTCCATAGCTGCCTTGGCGCGAATCTCATCACGGTAAATAAGTGCCTCAATCTCACGGGAGCCAACAAGTCTGTTAGCAAACATCCGGGATGCCTTGAGGGCGATGTAACGTCGAGCCTGTTCTGGTAGCTCTTCGTATTCAAGTAAAAATGTTATGTTAACCTTAAGCTCGTCTACAGTGAATGTGTCAGTGTAGTTCTTACGGTCGAACAATGTGGTGCCTCGTTGGACTACATCGTAGGTGGTGTCAACTGTGTCCACTTGAAGGACGTTATCAGGTAACACAAACTTATTGGAGGCATTGGCTTCCAAGGTGTAGTCTTGGGCTGTGTTAAAGTGCCACCCATCTTGTTGGACCTCACGTGACACTTCGTCAATAACACCTTTAGCAAGTGCAGCAGATGGCGGCAAAGAAGTAGTGTTAGCGATAGAGTTTACAGGTGCTTCGGTAACGTAACCGAGCATGGTGTTAACAGCGTCAAGTTTGGTGGTAAGGGTAGCCATAGTAATTGGGAAAAGGAAAAGGCCGCACCCCCATCATTAAAGAAAGGAGTGCGACCGTTGGGGTTATTGGGGGGTATTAGTCAGCGTCTTTGATTTCAAAGGCAGCTTCGGGGCGAAGGACGCCGTGGCCCATAGCATACTTAGCTACGAACAGGCTTCCTTGTAGTTCGACCTTGTAGTCGCTTTCGGTAGCAAGGTCAAGGAGCTTGACAGTTCCAATCGCTGATGGGTGTCCACCAATGATCTGAGTCTTGTCCATGTCAGCGTTGTATCCAGTTCCACCGGAGCCGAACACGTCGTTACTTACAACAGAACTTGCGCCTCCAGCCTCTTGTGAGCTACCTGCGATAGCTACGTCAACAAGGTGATTGCTCTTGTAGATGTTAATACCAGCAACCATTGGGATGCGACCAGTAGCAACATCACCACGGCCACCGAAGTCACGGTTGATAACGTCTTCACCAGAAGCAATCAAGGTGTAGTAATCGGCGGGCTTAAGGATAGCGAAACGCTTTCCGTCGTTCGGGATGTCGTTCTCGTCAAGCTTCTGAGCAGCCTCAAAGAGCTTGGATTGAATCACAGTTCCATTGAAGTCACCCGGCTCACCACCGTCGATTGTGATACCAGCTTTACCACCAGTAATAGTAGAAGCAGTCCGGGCCGCAGCCGTAAGAGTCTTCATGGTTGCAAGATCGAAACGCTTCGCAAGAGCTTTACCCAATTCCTGAGCATAGATCGAACGAATGTCGTAGTGATTCTTAAGCTCATCGATGTTTGCAATGAACGTAGACGCAAGCAGGACATCATCAATGCTGATAACTTTCTCAGCGTGTTTAATAGCACTGAGGTAACTGTTACCGGCGTCAGCGATATTCTGACCTGGGGTGTGGTAGTTAGCGGTAGCAATGCCAGTTACAGGGAACTGAGCAGACTTACCGTTAGCAATAGTCCGAATCGTGTGAAGTCCTTTCATCACGTTGAACTCTTCAAAGGTGGTCAGGATTTCTCCTGAGAACACCTTAAGGAACAAAGCATCAACTGCTCCACTCGCATTAACTTGTCCCAATCGGGACGCGGATGTATCTCCGTTAGCCATAATATTTGGTTTTCTTTAGTTGTTGTTAAGGTTGTCCTCATTCGGATGTGTCCGTAACCGGGTTCGGAGTTATTGATTGTCCACCGCAGTGGGTCTCATCGTCGGCCTCGGGGGAGTCTATCTTTATGATGACGTTTGGTTTAAACACCACCAAGCTACTTATGCAGCTTGTAATAATGGTGAAAGTTGTTGTGTTATCTTCACAGCCATGCCATGAGGTAACAGTAAGGTAGTTATCGCCTATGTCCGTAAGTGAACCATAGACTGAGCATTCAAGGGGACCATCAGTTGCATCTTGCACGTGGTCGAGGAAATCTATTTGAATAACATCTCCTAACAGGAGGTTCTCGTTTATTTCCCTCAAGTCCCCTTTCCTTTCTTCTTCGACATGATCTTCAACCCCTTCCGCTTGGCGGCTTTCTTAGCTGCTTTCTTACCTTTGGGGGTATACGGATACGACTTATCTCCTACTTTTGGCATAGTGTTATTAGTGTTAGTGTTGGGGTTGGGGTCAGCATTTCCACCTTCTAAGAGCTAAAGCTTTTCGGGTGGGTCTGCCTTTGGAATCTTTCATCGGGCCTTTGACGCCTGACATCCGCGCACAAAAAGACCGCTTCCTCGGGCCTCCCTCTGGTTGCGGTTTCTTTAATTTACTACCTGTCTTTCGGTTGTAATACTTGCGGCCCTTTTCTGTTAAGCCTCCTTTGTCTGACTTGTGTTCTTTGCGAAGGGACAATCCTTTTCGTTTAGCGGGCATAGTTCTCTAGGTCGTTTATGTAATGTAACATCTCCCCCACCGTCTGCTTCTGGTCCTTTGTCCACGTTTGCTCTTTGGCCTTCTCTAAAAAGTAAGGGAGCTTTGTCGGACGAAGAGTCGGAGTGCATCCACTCATCAATAACATCACGCATGTTGCTGTGACGCTCAACATATAGTTTCTCTTCATAGGCTTCCATAAGACCACGAAATGCCTCTGCTAACCGAGGAAACGATATTAGTAACTTGACTAGCAGAGACACAGACATGTGGTGCGTGTGTGTTTAAATGTTGTTATTTTTGTTTGGCACGACCAATGTTAAGTGCAAGGAAATCGACAACCTTGTAAAGCTTCTTGACCACCCCGTCATCGACAGGTGTAGGTGTAAGAGCGGCGATAGCGGAACAAGCAGCAATGACCATAGAGATGGCTGCAAGTAGTTCCTGTGTGTTGTCGAGGATGTAAGTAATAATAGCTGACATAATTAGAATGCGGTTGTGACGGAGAGTCTTTGTGAGACTTGCTCCCGGTATTTGTTATCGTAACCGTAGCGGGGGTCTTGCATAGCAATCGTCATCTCCTTAGAGGAGCTAAAGGGCATGGCCCCGGATGTTCCCGAGGTGTCGCCTTGGACAAGAGAAACAGGTGTTCCACCGTCCGACTGAAAGCGAGCATAGAGACCACGGATCGCCATGGTTGCTGCATTAACATCCCCTGACTCGACAGTGTTGTTATACACCTCTTGTTCT